AGATGGTTTACCAATTAACAATTCAAGGTGACCCCAAGCGTGTAGAATCTCTTGGTCTGCTGTATGTTCAAAGTGTTTTGCAACATCTTCAAAACCTTCTTCTCTTGCAATCTTAGCAAAATACCTATACTTGATATGTGCCATTGACTCACCGGCCAAAGCACTCTCAAGGTTTTTGAGAGTGTTACTCATAATTATTCCTCAGCTAATTTAGAAAAATATGCCAAGTCTTCGTCATCGTCTGTGACCTCAGGTTCAGCTTCAACAACTTTCTTAGGTGCAGCTTTCGCTTGTTCCTTAATTGTTTCTACTGTTGTCTTTGGTGCAGGTACTTCACCTGATAGACCTAGAACTTTATCCAAACGGGTCTTCAATGCATCATATGATTTGAATTCTTTATCAGAAATCAATTCAGACAAAGCAAACTCTGATTTCCAAATCTTTTCCAACTCATCATCATCGCTAGACAATGGTGATGCGGATTCAAATTCGGACTTATCATAGTTTTGATAGCCGTCAACTTTACGAATCTTCAACTTGAAGTTAGCACCTTTCCATAAATCAAATGGATTGATTGCTTCTTCGTCTTCAAACTGAGGGTTCATTGCTTCGGTAATCTTATCAAAGATTTTCTTACCGAACTTGAACAGTTTAACCTGTCCTTCGTTTTCAGGATGTTTAGGATCAGAAACGATGTAAACATTGGCAACATAATTTAATTTACGTTTTTGTTTACGAACAACTTCTTTGTTAGCTTCAATGCCTGAATTCCATAATGTAGAGTTGTGTTCACAAATAGGACATTGTTGACCTTTTGTCGTTAAACAATTGTCAATCAGCCAACCGCCAGGTCCTTGAAAGCCATGAGAGAATACTTTCACCCAAGGCAATGCATCTTCACCATCTGCTGCTGATGCAGGTAGAAAGCGAATAGTAGCCATGCCGTTTCCAGCTTTATCTACTTCAGGACGCCAATAGTTGTCTTTGTTGTCGGCAGATTCGGAAGAACTGTTAAGTTGTTCGATTGCCTTTGATAGCTTATCTAGATTACCAGATTGCTTTTTGAGTTTAGAAAAATCGATTGTCATAATATTACCTTTCGTATAAACGGAGTATGTTGCGGAGTATAAACGGAGTATTTCAAAATATCATTATATAATATATTTAGGCGACCGTCAAGCCTAAATTCTTTCATTGAGCAATTGTTTGCCACTTTGTTCGTTATGTTCTTTTAACTTAACTTGGTATTGCTCATTAGTTAACTTGTGCCAACCGCAGCAGTTACCATCAGGTGAACGGCCACATTTGCACTCAGGTTTATTTTCTTGTGTTGTCATAATAACCTCAAACGTACATTTGTAAAATTGATATAGTAGTCGGCCAATCTTTGTGTAGAATGCCTATACCACCTGCTTTCTTCCAATCATCAATTACACTTTCAGTATCATCAATGATAATAGAATTTGGATTTGCATATTTGTATTTCAAATCTTTACCTGGAACAAATATGGGATTGAAAGTGATACCATGTGTATGTAACCAAATCATTTTCTGTTTGGAGATATCATCATAAGTTTCTTGTCTTGCTGTTGAAGATAGAATCTGTGTAGGCACATTTAATTTACGGAGATAGTTAATCCCCATATCAGCACCTGGCATTTTATCTAATGTAGCAAACTGTTGTGTCTTAATAAAGTTTGCAAACAGATTATAGAATTGTTCTTTCTTTTCCGCTTGCCTTGGTTCCATGTTATACATTTCTTTGTATCGTTTGGTGAAATCGGCAATCACACCATCCATGTCCAAGTAAATACATTCGATTTTAGGTTTCTGCATATTCTTTATATGACTCTCTCAATACAGTTTTTAATTTGTTTTTATCATATACAATAAATGGTTTGTATTTGACAATTCTTCTACACCACATTGGCCAAATAACATCATCTGAAATCTTTTTCTTCCACATCGGCAGAAAATTCATAATGTCATCCATAATGCAAACTGTTTCTAATGAAACTTTACCTTGCATCAACTGTACCAGTAAATACGGATAGTTTCCGTTATCAACATGAAGACAGTTGCCTGATGATTCGAACAGGTGGATTATATCATCTTCAAACACTCTTGTCAACGATTGTGTTCTCTTTTGCCACTTTTTATAGTTATCTTCACCACTTGGTCCAACAATATCACCGACCCATTGTACATCTTCGGCAATAAAGTTGGCAATATAATAATCTTTTAATTCAAGTAAATTAAATTTCCGAGAAAGACGGTAGAATGTAAACTTGTCTTTTCTGGAAGAAAAAGATACCTTACTTACATTGGTCTTGCCATTGTATTTCACATAATCATAACTATCACCACTAAAGTGTAACTTGAGAGCATGAAACATGGCAAATGCTGCAAAGCCACTATTCTCAATCATATTGGTAACTTAGAGGTCTTTCTTAGCATATTATTTTCTTGTGCTTCTTCTTTAATCTTCGCCTTGAGTGCAGGCGATATTAGAGTAGATGCAACTTCAATTTCTAAACCAGTCTCTTTGCAATGCGTTAGGATCGATTCCATGTACCCGCATCTTAATTTACTATTAAGTTCTTCTATAAGATTGCTAAACTGTTTCACTTCGTCTTTTGTCGGCATAATTATTCACACATTCAAGTAGTTGGTCAAAATCTTCATCTTCAAACATTATAACATGAGCACCTTCAGGAGGCAAGCCTTGAATTGGTGTTTCTCTCTTTTCATACCGAACCAACATATAATAATTGTTGGCGTACTTCTTTATATTATACCGGACTAAATCATTCATTATTGTGCATAGAAAATATGGTTACCAATTTGGCCTATGCGTCTATAATGCCAACCAGGATTAACATAGTTAGCATGATAGTACAAGGCATTTCGTTGGGCAAGATAGTCGTGTGGACTATTTTCAGTTAGTGCTTTGCGAGCCACAATCTCTGATTCTTCCCATTCATATTTATTGCGTATCAATGCATTTATTTTGTTACAGAACCAAGAGAACTGGCATACTGTTGCACCATTGATTTTATCTTTTTGTTTTACTACACCACAAATAGTATCAGCAAATCTGCCTGATGCTAATCGATTAAGTGTAACTTGAGCTACGGCTAATTTACCCTCATAAGGTTCACTAGCAGCTTCATAATATATGTTTTGAGTTAAACATTCCATTTCTTGTTTAAACTCCTGACCAACTTCTTGTGCAATAATTTCCTGTGCAATAGCAGGTTTTAAAGCATTGGTTGTCATTGCAATAATAGACAGCACTAATAAAATTGCTGTTGCAATGTTTCTAGTTTTTTGCATCTTATCTCCTTGATAAAATGCCGGCCAAAAGGCCGGCAATCCCAATTACGAATTAGATTTCTTCGTTTTTACTTCAACTTGTGGGGGTGAGGTTTGAGATACGAAATCGTTTAAGACCTGAGCCTTAACAATAATATCGTTCTCTGTTGGGTAGTTTGGCATCACTGGTGCTGAGGGTGAAGTTGTACCGGCAATTTTTGCCGCTTCAATCTCTGTGTGCCATGCTTCTGATATTGTATTACGTTTCGTATGAAAGTCATCAGTAAGCATATCTTTCGCCATTTTTAAAAGTTCCAGGCGAATCTCATAGGGTGTCATAGACATAATTAACTCCTTGTGTTGTGTGTATGTGTGTGTGAGGTTTTTAAAGAGTCCCTCACGAACTCTTATACTTATTTATTTAGAATGAGTATTTTACACCAGCGGTAACTGTATTACCATTGAATGATTTAACTCTTTCTTGACCAACTTGGTGATAGAAGTCAACTGTTCCTGACACTTTAGATGCCAAAGGTACAGATGCGCCAACACCAACACGGCCTGCATAACCATCAGCTGCAACTTCGTTGTCAAGATATGAAGCACCAACTTTACCTGTAACGGTGATGTTTCCTACTTTAACAACATCATATCCAGCAACTACTGAATATTTGTTTTGGTTTGCACCTGTTTGATTCAATCTAGCGTACTCTAATGATGCGCTAACTGGACCAAAATGTTCTCCTGCTGTTGCACCAAAGTTAGAGTGATTAACTGCTGAATCTTGATGTGACACATCTTCACCAGCAAATACACCAACTTCAACTGCTTGAGCAGAACTAAATGCAGCCAAAATAGCCGCAGCAACTAACAACTTCTTCATACTAACTCCTTATAGTAATAAAATGGTTGGTTATTCTGTTACGAGGAAACCAACCGAAACCCTAGTCAGCGTTTAGGCTGCCAATGCGAACTTTGAGTCGTTTGCGTTTACTTTGATTTAGTGTTTACGTCTTCTCTGACGATTCTCCAGTTTTCTACTTGTTGCCCTGTCGAAACCATGGCATCCCCATCAAAAGCATACTATCTCTACTTAAAGTTTATCAGCAAGCCGACTCACAGTATGCTTTTGGTGGAGATGGGGGGAGTCGAACCCCCGTCCAGAACACTTTTCAATTACCTTCACCGAATTACTGAATCGCAAAAGTCTTTTTATGTTTCAATGACTTTAGCGTAATCTTACGATACAAACGCTTGGCCTTTCTCATATTCTTTTTGAGAATGGCAAGATAGTATCGTTTAATTAGTTTTTTCGTTTTCATCTTTATATTATAACACAGTTAAGTCAAATGTCAATCATCTTTTGCATTTGCACCACATTTTGCCTTCTTAGCTGCTGTAAGTTTACCATAATCAACTGGCCATTCTTGACCAACTGGCAACTCTTTAGCACCTGGAGGGAAAGCAAACTTAACACCTGCTGATTGTTCGATTGTACCTGCACCAACACGGAACTTTGTCAAATCATTACCTAGATTTGGATATGGTGCAACATGAGGGAATGACCATGCAGCTACTTCGTTTGTTTGATTGTTGATTACAATTTTATAAAATGCATGAGGTACAACTACACCTGCACCAATTTTTTTGTCTGTATTATCATAGATAGCACCGACATAAACTGTATATGTCTGGTTTCTTTGAACGGACCATCCTCTTACAGAGGTCTCTAATAGTTTCCATATGCCACGGTTCAAAGATCCAGCTTGCGGTGCCATATTGGTCATCAAAAAACTTTCATACTCTACTTGTGGGTCCCAAGATAAATCGCCATCAGGTGACTGGTGACCTTTATCGTAACCTGTACCTGCATAATCTTGCGGTGTTGGGCCGTTTTGAATTGATTGGTCAGCAGCAAATGCATTTGTTCTTGCTACACAACCTAGTGCATGGTCTGGTGTCAATTCATATGTAACGAATTTAGGAATCTTTGCAGCAGCATCGTAACCTACTAAGTATGCTTGACGGCAAATTGGTGCAACACCGTTAGTTGCTGGAAATCCATATGGTGCGTGTACTGCACAGTTTTGAATTGGTTCAGGCTGACGTTGTGTCCATGCAAAACTATTAATGCTAACAAGCATCAATAGAGAGATGAGAATCTTTTTCATTTATTATCCTTATAGTATTGAATCGCTTCGACCAAACCTTGTATATGGTCAGCGGTCTTTTCTTTAAATATCAAAGGCTTTGAATCTTCTACTGCCATTATAATGACCAAATCATTGATAGGTGTGCCAATCAATTCTTCGTACATAAGAGCATAAGCCGTTGTCTGCCAAAAATAATCTAATATGTCATCACGGTTCTTAACCCGTTTAGATGTCTTAAAGTCAATGACTGATAAAACACCTTCATATTCACCTATACAATCGACACGACCAGCAAGGCCTAATTGCGTTGACCATAGAGCCTGTTCCTGATAATGTATATTATTTATAAGGTTGAGATGTGGTTTGATAGATTTGAACATCTCATGTGCATCTGGCATAGCACCATTAAAGTATTTTGGATCATTATTTAAATACTTCTCACATAAAGTGTGTACATTAGTACCACGACCAGATGCTTTTCTAGCAATTTTGTTTGCTTCTTCGTGACCAACTCTATTACGCCATTCCATGATGGCCTGTTTCTTCATTGCACCTAAAACTGTTGTTACTGATGGCAATTTTTCGCCTGTAACTGGTACAGTATAGAATCTTTTGCCGTCAGGAAATGTTTCTGATTTTAGGTCTTGTAGTTGTTTTGGTGGGCAGTATGTGAACATGGTTCGTTATCTTCAAATCTAATTTTGGCCAAAATATATTCTTTCACTAAACTAGAACGCACGATATCATCGGCCGTAAATTCAATCTTAGTAAAAGAACTCATATGCATAGCGATATCAAAAAACTTTAATATACCGCTCATGTCATTTTTCTTTTTATTTAAGTCTGTCTGCCTGTAATCACCACACCAAATAATTTTTGAGCGATAACCAACACGAGTCATAACTGTATCAATTTCTTCAAATGTTAGATTCTGCATCTCATCAACAATAATGATAGCATCATCAAATGACATACCACGAATAAATGACGTTGATATGAATTTGACAAAACCTTGTTCTTCTAATCTTTGATACGCATCTTTTCTACCGAACAATGTCTCACAAATTTGTACATAAGGTTGTTGATAGATTTCCATTTTTTCGTTCACATCGCCGGGTAAATGTCCCATCTCTCTCGACTGAACTGCTGACCTTACGATAATAATCTTATCAAAAGGATTTGATTTATCTAATACTTCTTCTAGTGCTTTATACATTGCACAAAATGTTTTACCTGTGCCTGCTACGCCATGTAGTGCAACAAAGTAATCACCTTGTTTGTATGCATTAAAAAACTTCTTTTGATTATCTGTTAAAGGTTCAAAAGTTTTTAAATCATCAATTCTTATCTTTAATGCATTGTTTGGTTTTGGTGCCTCTTTAAACTCCTGTGATTGAGTTGAATCGACTAATACTGGCTTTCTTTTGTTTGTTGCCATTAAAACTCCTTAGATTGTTTTTATTATTAGAAAGTGCAGGAGTTTTTTCTGCTATAGGCTTTTTTTCATGTACACCTCTTTTCGGTAAAAGTAGAGCAGGGATTTGCATTTTAATTTGGAACTAAGGCGCTTCTGTAACAATTGCAGTTAGCATCTAGAATGGCTTCCCAATGATAACCATATGGTGCTTGTGGTGGCACAACTTGTGGTGCTGGGTAAACAGGTTGAGGTTGTACTACAACAACATCTGGTCGTCTAGGTTGTGCTAGTTCGTAACCGATTACACCACCGATTACAGAAGGTACTACCCAACCATAATTTGGACGATACACATAGTGACCGCCACCATGATGCCATCCTTCAGCATGAGACATTGCACATGAACCCATACCGGCACAAAGAATGAAAATAGATAATAGTTTTTTCATTACCACTCCCTAGGTAGTTTAGTTTTATGACCAGACATAGTATTGCCTGGAATTGTTGCCTTCATACGTTCTATAACGCCGTGTTCAAAGGCAGCATGGGGTTGACCAATGCCTGGTACAGACATTCGGCCGCCGTCACCAAATATAGGAAGATTTTCTGCTGAGAAATATCTGGTGAGGTTAGGATTTTGTTCTTTGAATTCATCAAGCTTAGTATAAGACATTGTATGTTCTTCTACTTGGCCTGTATCACTATTCATAAATTGATAAGTTGGCATCAGTAAGTCAATCCTAATTCTTCGTTTAAATCATG